CTATAAGGTTCAGAATATTAAGGGAACTGATTTAGACCCTGCAAAGCAACCTCATAAAGTTGAAGATTGGGAAAATGTGGAAGCGGGAAAGAAAGTTAAGAAAATTAAAAGATTTTGGGAAGCCAAAGATGATGATGTAAGTAATATCAGACACCCAAAGCAACAACCTCAGCCATCTGGATTAGGATTTGATTTTGATTCAGTAGGTGAACCTTCCCCATACTTAACACAACCTAAAACACCTAATACTCCTAATTTTGGAGCAATGGGGGGCATTTCAAAAGCATTGGATAACGATTCTAATATCGGAATTGCACAATCTCATATGGAAGATGATTGGGCTAAGAAACACTCTACCATAAAAGGGCCGGTAAAACCATTCAAAGAAGCGGTAACTTCTAAAAATCATCCAGCTGAAACGGAGGCTGAAAAGAATTTTTTACAACATCACAAAACTTCTACATACGCACCTGATTACGGTCATCATCCTGAATTGGATACTATTGATTTTGATGATAAGAGAGAAAAGCAAGCTGGTCATCAAGTAGGAGGTAAAGATACGGAAAATAGAGGATATGAGCTTATGAAAAAAGAAGATAAGATTCCTGGTGGGTTAGCAAAAGGAATGACACTTAATGATATTGCAAAAAAACACAATATAAGTGTTGATACTATTGTAAAAGACCTTAAGAAAGGAATGAAAGTTGAAATGGAGCATACTACCGATGTTAATGTAGCAAAGGAGATAGCATTTGACCATTTATTTGAAGACCCGAAGTATTATGATAAATTGGCGAAGATGGAGAATGAAAATATCCTAACCGAAGCTAGTAAAGAGGGTATTGTAAATTACTATAAAGCAGTTTGTAAAAAATTAAACCTATCTCCACTTCCAGTTAAGTTTGGTTCGGTTGGAAGAGCCGGTGCATCAACTACATTTGATACTAAAACTTTTAAACCGGAGTATGTTAGTTTTGATTTGAGTAAATTACAAGATGTAGAGAGAGCAGTTTTGCATGAAATTGCACACCATATTCTATTACTTAAACAAGGTAATCCATATCATAATTGTAATAAAAGCGCGGCATTTAAAAAGGTAGAGAATAGTTTAATTGATAAGTTTTTCTATTCAGATGAGAGTAGATTATTAAGAGAAGCTGGTTTAACCGAAGGGCCTACAAAAGGATTATACGGTGGAACAATTAAAATTGGTGGGACACCTGTAAAAATAGAAGTAGAATTAATTGGAGCAGATAATAAAACAAAGGAATTCATAACAAAGGTAATTCATGTAGATAAACAATATCAAAGTAAATTACCAATAGGTTCTACATTTAAAATCCCTGCTAGAATATTCAGAACTCCAGGAGGTGGATGGTATAAGATTAAACACAAAGCATTTGAAATGGCGAAAGCTGATATGGATGCAGTTGAAAAATATGCGGATACTCAAATGAGTCCAGAAGATATTGAGTTAGGAAAAGAAACCGACCATTTCTTTCAAAGGTTAAATGACCCTAGAAATGGTAAAGAAATATCTCCCGCAGAATTAACTGGATTCTTTAAACGATTGGCAAAAAATAAAAAGAAATTCTTAGAATTTTTAAAACAATATAGAGAATTTGTCGTAACGGATAATCGTTCTAAAATCAATATAGCTTTCCTAAAAGTAGCTAATAAATTGATTGCTAAAACGGTGATGAGAAAAGCGGATTTCAAATCAGCAACTCCTGTATTCACAACTGAATCTCTAATAATGGAAGGTGGAGCATACGGACATATGAATCACCCTTTTGATGTACAGATGAATCTTACATTTGGTGATTTAAAAAATATTGTTAAGAAAGCATTGAGTGGTAAGTTAGAATTAGCGAGAGAGAAAACAGATGGTCAGGCATTGGCTATTAGTTGGGTGAACGGAAGATTAGTGGCAGCTAGAAACAAATCACATTTGAAGAGTAAAGGTAAAGATGCGATGGGAGTTCAGGATGTAATCAGTAAGTTTGCTGGTAGAGGTTCTGTATCCGATGCATTTAGTTTTGCAATTAAAGATTTGGAATCAGCGGTAAAAGGATTATCCGATAAAGATAAAAAAGATATATTCAAAGATGGTAAATGTTTTATGAATTGTGAAATCATTTATCCAGAGAATACAAACGTAGTTCCTTATGGTACATCATTATTAGTATTTCATGGTACAATGGAATATAATGAGGCAGGAGATGCAGTTGGGGAGAACCCAGCAGCAGGCGCTAAATTAGCGGCAATGGTTAAACAAATCAATGCACATGTTCAATCTAAGTTTACATTACAAGGGCCTCCGGTTCAAAAATTACCTGTTAATAAAGATTTGAAAGCTAAACAACCGGTTTACTTAGGAATGATTTCCAAACTACAATCTGAATTTGGGTTAAGTGATAAAAATGGTGTAGCTGATTATCATCAGGCTTGGTGGAGACAATTTGTAGATAAGAATGCATCTTCATTGGATGAACAACAAAAAATAGGATTAGTTAAGAGATGGGCTTTTGGAGATAAGAGTTTCCGTTTAGCTGATATTAAAGATGCTAAATTAAAAGCATGGGCAGACCAAACCGATAAGAAAGACCAGGCTAAAATAACAAAGGATAACCTTCTTAAGTTTGAAGAGATATTCTTAGGAGTTGGAGCAGATGTACTTTCATTTATGACATCGGTATTGACTGCAAATCCGGAAGCGGCTAAACAACAAATGGTTGGTAGATTGGAAACTGCTATATCCTCTATTAAAGCAACCGGTGATGCGAAAAACTTAGCTAAATTAGAAATAGAATTAGCTAGATTAAATGCTTTAGGTGGATTTGATAAGATTGTACCAAATGAAGGTATTGTATTTTCTTATAAGGGAGCAACATATAAATTAACAGGAGCATTTGCACCGTTGAATCAAATTTTAGGAATATTCACATTCAGTAGATAATGGAATTATATACTTCAAAAATAAAGTTTGATTCGGAGTTGTTATTAAAGGAAATAAAATCCCAATACGATACTAGCTCAATTTCTCCGGAAACTCCAAATGTTTCAATGCATAATTTGGATAAGATGTACCAACTCCCTAAATTAAAAGTATTCAGCGAATTGGTACTTCCGGCATTTGAACCAATGAAAATTGATAATATATTTTTATTTTTTACACATTCATCTGGACAATTAAATTGGCATAAAGATGGTGGTAATGAATATAGAAGGTTTATATTACCGATTGTTTCAAATGAGAAATGTATAAATTGGTTTAGAATAGATGAAGTAGAGTATAATACCAGATTTGAAGATGGTAGAATACATTGGTTTGATTCGCAAAAAATAGAACATAATATAGTAAATACAGGTGATAGCATTAGAGTTGCTTATCTGTTGGATATGAAATGGGAAGCTAATTCTATGGAAAACGTTTTAAAAAATAGTTTTGATAGACATAATCTATTTGTTTAATTTTAATATTTATTACTATAATATTCCCAAATGAGCAAACCTGTAACCGAATGTATTATTGTATCTAAGGAGGTTAATGATAAATTTATCTTAGCAAAGAATAGAGATAGAGCATATAAACCTAAATTAGAAATAGTTCATACCATTATAGATGGCGTAGAAGTTGCTTATTTACATGATATAATCACCGATTGGAGTGAGGGTATGAATGCAAATGGTATAGGAGTTATCAATTCTGCCCTATTAGTTGGGCACGATGAAGCTGAAAAAAAATTGGTTAAAAAGGTTGGTAAACCTGGACCAGATGGTGATAAAATGAGAAACATCATCAAACAACCTACACTTAAGCAGGCAATCAAAGCAGCGCTTACATATAAGGGTAAGAGTTCATTATCTTTAAAAGGTCATACATTTGTATCATCTCCAAAACACATGGTTAGTATCGAAACTACATCAAAGCATATGCCTGATGTAAAACTACAAAATACTGAGAGTCCTGTAGTTAGAACTAATCATGGACATGTATTTACAGATGCAGGATACACAGATGGAATCAAATACTTATCATCTAAGTTGAGAAAAACAACCGCAGAAAAAACAGTAGATAAGGTTAGTGATTGGACAGAGATAGCAGCGGCAATGAGAAAGGAATTTTTTAAAACAAATTCACAATTAAATATGAGAAGACAAAGCGATGAAATGTGGACATCTTCTCAAACGGTGATGAATCTTACAGATAGAATATTACAGATAAATTACTTTGAAAGTAAAGTAGAATCATTCGAAGGAGTTAGGGTTGAGTTGCCAGATGGGTACACTCCTAAGATTAAGATTGAGGTTGTAAAATTACCTTAATCTCATTTTCCATAATATATATAGATATACAAAATAGGTTATATGGCTAAAGAATTTAGAAAAGATTTAATGCATAAAACCCGCCGTGAATTGGTGGATTTTGTGTTTAGGGGGGAAGACCCTAGTAAAGCGTTTGGTTACGAAAAATCCAACCCACATACTAAAAGGGAAATTGGAGAAGTATGGGAAGATGATGTATATCGTTATGAACAGAAAGAAGGGTTCGTATTAAAAACAGGTAAGAATCACGAGGCATTTCAATCAGCTAGAGAGTTTTTAAGAGAACAGGATAATTGCAAAAATACCAATTGCTCTAAAGAAAAGTATGGGCCCAACGATAAAATTTTAATTAAACAATCTGGATTTTGTATCGATTGCAATGTAGAAATAGATGCAGAGGCAGTTAAATTGGGAGTGTTCGAAGAATATAAAAATTATAGAATATTCGGTAGAGCTATTGCTAAGGCAAAAGAAGCTAAAGAACAAATACAAAGTGGTATCAAAGAACTCAAACCTCAATATGAATATATCTTAGAAAATGGGCAGACTGAGATATGGCATTTACCAAAACCAATAGATGAGATGAGAGCGGATATGGAATTAGAAATTGCTAACATTGATAAAGGATTGTTAGAATTGGAAGAGGATATAATTATATATGATAAAAAGTTAAGAGAACTTAACAACCCTATCATAAACAGAATTTTTAATGCAGGATAAACAATTATCTTTAAAAGATGTAATCAGACAAGAGTATGTTAAATGTGCGGCAGACCCCGTATATTTTATGCGTAAGTATTGTAAGATTCAGCATCCTACAAAAGGTAAGTTAAGGTTTGAGTTATTTCCATATCAGGAAAAAACTTTACTACAATTTAAAGAACACCGATACAACTTAGTTCTTAAATCCCGACAAACAGGTATCTCCACTTTAACCGCAGGTTATTCTCTTTGGAAGATGCTATTCAATCAAGATTATAACGTACTTGTTATCGCGATTAAGCAGGAGGTTGCCAAAAACTTAGTAACAAAGGTAAGGGTTATGTACGATAACTTACCGAGTTGGTTAAAAGTAGCAACACAGGAAGATAACAAACTCTCGTTACGATTAGTAAATGGTTCACAAGTAAAAGCTATTCCATCTTCACCTGATGCAGGTCGTTCGGAAGCCTTATCACTATTGGTTGTTGATGAGGCGGCTTTCGTACCGGATATTAATGAGATTTGGGCATCAGCAACTCCGGCCCTATCAACGGGTGGTAGTTGTATAGCACTTTCTACACCGAATGGTGTGGGTAACTGGTTTCATAAACAATGGGTAGGTTCAGAGGAAGGAACGAATGAATTCAATCCAATCCATCTACATTGGACAGTGCATCCTGAGAGAGACCAAAAATGGAGAGATGAGCAAACAAAAGTATTAGGAGAGAAGTTGGCTGCACAGGAGTGTGATTGTGACTTTATATCTTCCGGTGATACGGTAATTGCTCCTGAAATCTTAATGTGGTATAAGGAAACATTTGTTAAAGACCCGGTTGAAAAAGGTGGATGGGATGGAAACTATTGGAAATGGGAATATCCTGATTACAATAAATCCTATATGGTTGTAGCTGACGTTGCCAGAGGTGATGCATCGGATTACTCAGCTTTCCACGTTATGGATGTGGTTAACAACGTTCAAGTTGCGGAATACAGAGGTAAGATAGATACAAAGGAATTTGGTAACTTCTTAGTTTCAGTTGCAACGGATTATAATAATGCACTATTAGTTGTGGAGAACGCAAATATTGGATGGGCGGCTTTACAACAATGTATTGATAGGGGGTATAATAACATCTATTATCAAACATCTGATTACAAATATGTTGATGTAGAAAAACAATATAGTAACAAATATGGAGCAGAAGAAAGAAGACAGGTAGCAGGATTTACAACATCAGCTAAAACTCGTCCTCTTATGATTTCCAAATTAGATGAATACTTTAAGGAGAAATCTGTAGTAATACAATCTATAAGAACAATTGATGAGTTATTTACCTTTATATGGTACACTAATAGACCGGAAGCAATGAGAGGATATAACGATGACTTAACGATGTGTCTATCAATTGGTCTGTGGGTTAGGGATACCGCACTACGTTTGAGGCAAGAAAGGATGGATTTAGTTAAACAAGGATTAAACGCATTTACATCAACTGGAAACGAAATAGGGGTGTATTCTCAGAATTCATTTAAACCAAATCCATATGAAATGGATTTTGGTAGAGAAAAAGAAGATATAAGATGGTTACTTTGATATTTATAATAAGTTTACTTATATATTAATGTTTTAGTGTAAATTCTTTATATATATGTATATACAACATAGTTTTAAGAATTATAGAAAATAATACGAAAAATGGCAGAACAAAACAATTCTTTCTTTGACAGATTACGAAAAGTATTTTCAACAGGAGTCGTTGTCAAAAAAGAAGGAAACAGAACTAAACTTATTGATACCGAAAATAGTCAACAGGTAACAAATTTAAAGTCGTTAAAAGATAGATTTTATAGATTACAAACTGGGTACACTCAGGATGTATATCAGACTCAGTTATCATATCAAGTAATTCGTAGGGAGTTATTCTTAGATTACGATGCTATGGATAATGACCCTATTATAGCATCTGCATTGGATATATACGCGGATGAATCTACTACAAAAAATGAATATGGGGATGTTCTTACTATAAAAACAGAAAACCAACAAGTTAAAGAGGTATTAGAGAATTTATTCTATGATACTATGAACATAGAGTTTAATCTTTGGCCATGGGTTAGAAACCTATGTAAATATGGTGATTGTTTTATTACATTAGAGATTGCAGAAGGAGAAGGTGTTATAAACGTACACCCTCAATCAGTTTACTATGTAACTAGAACAGAAGGATTAAATGACCCTCAGAGAATTAATAGGAAACAACAAGGTATCAAATTCACCGTTGACCCAGATAAGTTTGGTAAGCATGAGTATGATAACTTTGAAATGGCTCACTTCCGTTTGTATTCGGATACTAACTATTTACCTTATGGTAAATCAATGTTGGAGAATGCAAGAAGATTATGGAAACAAATTACATTGATGGAAGATGCGATGATGATACATCGTATTATGAGAGCACCTGAAAAAAGAATATTCAAAATTGATATAGGTAATATTCCTCCTCAAGAGGTTGATAACTATATGCAGAAGATTATCAATAAGATTAAGAAAACTCCTTTTCAAGACCAAAAGACAGGAGATTACAATCTTAAGTATAATATGATGAACATCACAGAGGATTTCTTTATGCCTGTGAGAGGTGGTGATAGTGGTACTCAAATTGATACATTAAATGGATTACAATATACTGCTATTGAGGATATTGATTACTTAAAAGCTAAATTATTTGCGGCACTTAAAGTTCCAAAGGCTTTCTTAGGATACGAAGAGGATATAAATGGTAAGGCTACATTAGCAGCGGAAGATATTCGTTTTGCTAGAACAATTGAAAGAATTCAAAGAGTAGTAGTATCTGAATTAACACAGATAGCTATTGCACATTTGATTGCTCAAGGAGTTGAAGGTATGGATGCGGTTGATTTCAAATTAGAATTAACTAATCCATCTACAATCTATGAGCAAGAGAAAATCAACTTATGGGCTGAGAAAGTTAGATTGGCAACTGATATGAAAGCATTAAAGTTGTTATCTAATGATTGGATTTATCAAAACATATTTAAACTTTCTACTGAAGAAATAGATGAAGAAAGAACAAATGTAGTTTATGATACATTTGATTTAAACCGATTAAATAAGATTGAGCAAGAAGGAGTAGACCCATACGAAGAAGAACCTCAACAACCAGGTGGAGAACAACCAGCAGAAGGTGAGCAACCGGCTGAAGGAGAACAACCTGAAACGGGTATGATGGCAGAACCTGCAGATGAACAACCTACACAGGAAGCAGCTGATGCTAGTGCAGAAAATGGTAAATTAGGTGGTAGACCTCAAATGACAGGGGATAATGGTACAGATGATAATGCGTTTGGGAGAGACCCATTAGGTAAAGCAGACATCACTCGTAACTTCGGAAGGGAAACCCGCCACAAAAGAATTGGTGAAAAACTTAAAAGTATTGCTGATAAAGATAAGAAATTAAGAGATGCAATTAGAAATAAAATTAATGCAAATAACGCTAGAAAGGTTGGTAAAAAGATTATAAGTGAAGGTATGGATGGGTTAAGTGATGATACGGGTTCATTATTAGATGATAAAAACATCTTACCAGATGAATAAAAATCACTTATCCAAAATTTCCTAATATTTATAGAAGTAATATTTACATATATAGTAAAGAAAAAACAATAAATTCTGATGAAAGTTAAACACTCGAAGTTTAAGAATACGGCTATTTTGTTTGAACTACTTGTCAAGCAAATTACACAAGAGGTATTATCAAATTCAACAAAAAACGTATCTGAAAAGATTATAAAGGAGTTTTTTAGTTCAAATAAAGAATTGGCTAAAGAATTGAAATTATACAATCAAATCGTTAAAGAAAAATATTCTTCAATTGATGATGCTAAGTTATTCTTAGAAGAGGTGTCTAAGGAAAGGGTGAAGTTAGATGAGAATAAACTAAATAAAGAAAAGTACAATCTTATCAAAACAATAAAAGAATCCTATGATTTGGATAAATTTTTATCTTCAAACCTACAGAACTATAAACTATTAGCTTCTGTTTATAAGGTGTTTGAAACCAAAACTTTAGGTAGAAAGGTTGAGATTAGAGATTTTATTGATTCTAATAATACTATATTAGAGCATATTGTAAATAAAAGAATTGCTACAAAACCTGCTGATAAATTATACGAATCGTTTAAACAACAATCCGAAGACTTAAGATTGTTAACTTACAAATTATTAATAGAAAACTTCAATAAAAAGTATTCTAATTTAGATGATTCTCAGAAAGGTTTATTAAGAGAATTCATAAATAACGTTACTAATACATCTGCATTTCCAAAATTTATAGAAGAAGAAACTAAAAAAGTTCTTAATAATTTGGTAAAAGAATCAAAGAGTATTAGTGATAAAGTGACTAAGATAAAAATATCTGAGATGATTAAATTATATAAATCAGATAAATTTCTTAAAGAGAATCAAGATAAGCAAGTTTCAGTTCTAATGCTTACATATGAATTATTAAAAGAAATAAAGAATGTCAACACAGTTAGAGCAACTAAAAAATAGTATCAGAGAAATCCTTTCTGAAATAGAAAAGGAAGAAGATGAATTGAAAAAGGAAGTAACCGTTACAGGTGATGTAGCGGGATATGATACTCCTCGTGCATTTTCTAGTAACGGTCAGCACAAAAGTGGATACACTAAGAAGATGGCTAGTTTAACTGGATATTCGGCGGTTAACGAAAATAGATTTCAAAAATTAAGATTAGACCAAACAATGACTCCTAACCAAAAGATTGGATTAGGTGTTAGGGAAATCCGTAGAAAAATAGATGAAATTGAGAAATTCTTAGAGTGGTATGGTAAAATCAAAAAAGAAAACTCTCTAAAAGGTGAAAACTTTTGGAAAAGAACTAATCACCATATTTATAGAATAAAGGAAAGGTTATCTAATATTGGTA